TCATTAGAAGATGTTGTCGCTGGAAATGTAGAGAAATTAAAGAAGAGATATCCAGGCGGAGAGTTTGATGTTTATAAGTCAGAGAACAGATCTGCTGATGATAGATAAATAAAGGGAAGAACATCCCCAAAACAAATGTTTAATGTTACTGACACCAAAGTTTCAAATATATTATTGAATATTACATCTGTTCTTACTAGTGAAGATTGTAATTATTTTGAATCACTTGAAGCATTAAGTATGAGTTCAAGTGATAGATCCACTATAGTTATGACATTATCTGTCGCTGTGCCAGCAGCAAAAAGATGGATAACCCTTAATAGTATTGCTGAAAAATTAGGAGAAAAAAAATATACTGGATCTAAAAGAAGATATAATATTACGACTGAAGAAGAAAAAAAACCATATAGAGTAGATGTGGCTTTAGGTTTTAAAGGTGATGATGCTAAGAAAGTAGTAAGAATAATAATTAAATCATCTAGTGGTGGTTCTGGTGGTGGTGCTAACATAACAGATATAGCTGAATCTGCACAATGTTTGTATGCATCTCTCGCTTTTAATGTGTATGGTAGGAAGTTGAAAGATTTTAGGGAAGAAAAAATATCAGCAAAAGATTTTGTAGAAGCTCAAAAATATATTCAAGTTACATCTACTCTTGAGGAAATGACAAGTTTAGATCCAGATTGGAAAAAATCTTCTTTTAATATTACAAATATGTTATATACTCAATTTGGAGGCACTAAAGGAGAATATCAATTTCATAGAGGAATAGGTATTGATGCAATAATAAATCAAGGATATAAGATAGTTAAAAAAGATTCTACTAGTGATGTATCTGTTCCACAAGATGAGAATAAATGGAATCCTGCTGATATATGGATGGTTCGTAAAGGTTTTGATTATGATACTTTTAAATTATCTTTTGCAAAAGGTCGTGTATTAAATTTTAATTCAGAGTTGTTAAAACAATATACTGAAAAAAATTTAATAGGTATATCTCTTAAAAAAACTCCAAGTGGTGGTACATTGAAACCAATTAATATAAATTCTTATGCTGAACGTGGTCTTAAATGCAAATACGAAGGTATAGTTAAATTTAGTAAATGGTCAAAAGATCTATATTTTGGTTTAGGAGATGGAATAGAAATACAGTATAGAAATTTTAGTGGAACGAGTGGTAGTTTTCAAGGTGAACTAAAAGGAGTTGGCGCAGCTGCAGGAAAAATAGGTGGTAAAGATTCAAAAAATCTTGTGGGTATTGGAGAGGGATTTAATAATGTTCAATCTTGGCAAGATTCTGGTGACACAGGAAAAACTAATGCTATATCGAGAGCTTTATATGCTAGTATGAAGGAATTTGATTTACTAAAACCTGGCGATGAAGAGGCTTCTATAGTAGGTGAGATTGCAAATGGTGGTGAAAATCTTAAAAAAGATGATACAAGATCATACAGGTATGCTAAGACCCTTGCTTTTAATATAGCTCGTGCATTTGAACAATTAAAAAAAGTAAAAGTTGGAAAAGAAACTGCAGCAGATGAGGCTGCAAGAGACATTTATCTTTATGCTAGTTCTCAAACACCTGTATCTGCAGTTCATATGAAAGCTTCAAATTAAATGGCAAAAAATACTCATTTAGAACATCTTGAAGATGATATTGTAAATCAGGGAAAGACTGGCGGTTTAAATGCTATAAAAATGTTACGTGAACTTGGTAAAATGTTAACAGAACCCACTTCATCTGTTAGAATTACTACAAAGTGGGATGGAGCTCCTGCGATAGTATGTGGAACTGATCCCATTACAGGATATTTTTTTGTTGGTACTAAATCTGTTTTCAACAAAACAAATCCAAAGATAATGTATTCAAAAAATCAAATTATAAATGAGTATCAAAATCAGCCAGGCGTTTCAAAAATACTAAAAGATTGTTTAACATATCTTCCATCACTAGGTATATCTGGTGTTGTGCAGGGAGATTTTCTTTTTACTTCAGAATCTAAATCTACAAAAGAAATTGGTGGAGAAGAATGTATAACTTTTCAACCCAATACAATTACATACGCAGTTCCAACTGGAACTCCTATGGGTGATCAAGTTAAATCATCTAAAATTGGAATAGTATTTCATACCGCATATGATGGGGATAGTTTATCTAATATGAACGTAAGTTTTGGAGTTCCTACTATGAATAGTAACTCTGATGTATCTGTATTTTCCTCTACATTTACTGATGCAACTGGTATGGCTACAATGAATCAATCGGAAATGAGAAATTATCATGCCGCAGTTAATAAAGCAGAGGGATCTTTACGACAAGCGAGTGGATTTTTAAATGAGATAAAAGAATATGGTGAGGGTAGATTTATGATGAATATGTTATTTAAACAATACATGAATAGTTTTATACGTCAGGGCATTGCAATTACTAATGCACAGAGTGTTACTGATGGGTTTATTAATTTTTATTTGAATAAATTACAATCAGAAATTGCAAGTAAAAAAACTAAATCTACACAGGATAAATATATAAAGATACAAAAAGATGGAATTCAGTTTCTTAAAAACAATTCAAGACCTTTGTATTTTACTGTTGCTTCTTATATGAATTTAGTTATTGCTAAAGAAATGATTATTTCTAGATTAGAAAAAGTTAAAGACATAAAAACTTTTTTAAAAACTGATAATGGTTATGAAGTTACTGCACCAGAGGGATTTGTAGCTATTTCTTCTGGAAACGCACTAAAATTAGTTAAAAGAAGAGAATTTAGTCGTGCCAACTTTACCGCAGCCAAAGACTGGGAAAAAGGATGAAATCATTTTTACAATTTATTTCTGAAGCGGAAACGCAAGCGTCATCTCAAGCCAAAAATATGGGTTTGAGTAGTGATGGCCATGGTGATTGGTATGATAAACAGGGTAAATTAGTTGCAAAAACAGTTGGTGGAAGACTTAAGTTCTTCGGTAATCGTAATTTAGGTAAAAAGATAGAGCCACAAACTCTTGCACAACCTAAAAAAGAAACACCACAACCAGAGAAAAGTAAAGACAAAAAACAGTTGACTGTCGGGTTTGGTAGGTTCAATCCACCTACTGTTGGACATGAAAAACTGATGAATACTATCAGTAAAACTGCTGGAAAGGGTGGAGAATACAAGATTTATCCATCAAGATCACAGGATGCAAAGAAAAATCCACTAGATCCAAGTGATAAAGTAGAGTACATGCGTAAGGCTTTTCCAGATCACGCTGATTCTATCGTTGATGATGACAAAACAAGGACTATTTTTGATGTATTAAAGAGTGCTTATGGAAAAGGATACTCCACTGTCAATGTTGTGGTTGGTTCAGATCGGGTCAAGGAGTTTGAGAACCTTGCGAACAAATACAACGGACAGTTATACAATTTTGACAAAATTAACATTGTATCGGCGGGTGAAAGGAGTGCCGATGCCAAAGGCGTGGAGGGTATGTCTGCCTCCAAACTAAGAAAAGCTGCTATGGATGGTGATTATAAGTCATTTAGATCAGGTATTTCTAAGAGTTTAGACGATAAAACAGCAAAAAAACTGTTCAATACAGTGCAAAATGCAATGAAAAAGGTCAAATCTGAAGCGTGGGAGTTCGCTCCTAAACTTGCATTTGAGGGACTCAGAGAAAATTATATTGCGAAAAAAATATTTTGTATTGGTGATATGGTAGAGAATATTAATCATGGATTGATTGGAAAAATCATTCGAGCTGGTGCAAATTATGTAATTGCAGTGACTGAAGATAATATCATGTTCAAATCTTGGTTAAAAGACCTCAATGAATACACTGAAGTTCATATGAAGAGTCGAATGAGAGACAAAATACACCCAAATACATTAGTCGGAACTGATGGTTTTAGAGACAATGTGATAGCGATGACGCCTGGGCAATACCCCCTTATAAATAAACTTAGGCAAAGTCTGAAAAAATCAGTATAACAATGAAGGACTCAAAAACAGTTAGAGATGAGCATCAATCTTTCGTAGATGCATGGAAAAAAATACAAGAAGATAATTCTAGCACTCCTGTTGCAGAGGGGTCTAAAAGTCTCAAGGATATGACCAAAACTCCTAAGAAAGGTTACAAAACTGAGAAGGTTCTTGTAAGAAAATCAGGTGCTTTTACTGCTCTAGCAGAGAAATATAACATGTCACCTAAACAGTTTGGAAGATATGTAGAGGCTAATCAACATTTATTTGATATTCCAACACGTAAGAAAGCAACTCTTGCAAATAAGTTTCAAGGATTTAAGGAAACTAAAGAGTGGGATGAGTTCTTTGGTGATCTAGAGTTAGTTGAGAGTAAGGCACCTTACATTGTACATGAAGCTGATAGAAAAGGTAACACTCCAGCATGGCAGGGGTATGTTGAAGGTAAAATAAATGAAGTAACTGGTGAGCCTTTGTATGTGGCTGGTGATGATATACAAGAAAAACAGGGTATTTTCAAAAGTAATGTATTAAATAAAAAATATCCTAATCAACCACAGATGACTCAAAAGGGTAAAAGAATATTACCTAAATTAAATGATCCAATAATCAATGGTAAAAACTATAATAAAACATTTGGTATTGGTTCTGATTCTCAAAAAGCACTTGACTATCTAAACAATTCTACTGAGGTAGAGGGGAACGATTTACAAGAAATAACAACAAAAGATACTAAATCAGGCACTAAATTTAAGGTTCGTGTAAAGGATAAGAAGACTGGTTCTTCATATATTCGTTTTGCAACTCGTGATAAGATCTCACAACTACG